ATCTATCCACACGTAGAGCGATTATTGATGACACCGGTGCTAACATTCTGTTTACTGGTGTTGTAACAGCTGCGGTGACTCTTGGTGCGAGTGGTGAAGGTACGCTGGTTATCAGTGGACCAGCAATCTACGAAGCATCGGGTGCATTTAATACGGTAGATTCTGCTCCTGTTTCTGGTGACGTTGTTACCAGACTTGGTGCGCACACTTCAACCATTCAGCCCAATATGTTCTGGCATAAAAACGCCTTCTCTATTGGTTCTGTGCCGTTGAAAAAACTGTATGCTACAGATACCATTGCAACGACTGAGGACGGCTTGCAGATTCGTGTATGTAAATACTCGGATGGTGATGCGAACAAACAAATTGTGCGGTTCGATTTACGACCAGCATATGCTTGTTTAAATCCGTTCTTTGCTGGTCAAGGTTTCGGTAGCTAATAACAACGCGGCCCTTCGGGGCTGCAATCGCATGGAGCAAATGAAATGAATAAAATTGTATGGATTAAAGCATCAGGTCAAGAGGTAACTACTAATGATCTCCCGGCCAACATTGAAGCAGCAAATGCGTTAGGGTGGAAGCTGAAAGACGAACCAAAGAAAGACGAACCAAAGAAAGATAAATAATGGCGACAGTCGCTCAGGTAGCAAAAGCATCATTACAGAGAATCCTGGTGCAAAACTCCGAGGCTGATTTAGAGCCGTCAGAGTATCAGGATTTTATCTTTGCTTTGAATAACTACATGTTAGCGTTAGATGCTGACGGCATAACTCTTGGTTATACTGTTGTATCCGACCTGGGCGATAATGTTACAGTACCAACAGGTGCATTGCGTGGCATTATTGCAAACATGGCAATAGAGGTGGCTCCTGATTATAGCGGCATAATAACAGACGGGTTGCGTCTTGCTGCCGATGAAGGCATGAAGACCATGAGAAAACTTGGTCAGCATATCGTTGCTACTGAGTTTCCTGGTAACTTGCCACGTGGTAGCGGAAACTATACAAACAATCAATATACATCAAGTTTCTACGAAGATTTAGAAGCGGATATACTTGCCGAAACAACTGGATCAATCGGACTGGAGACAGGCACACCATAATGACAAATCAAGCGCGTGGCAGAAAGACAAGCGGGTTCCCTAGCTCAACAACTATTCCATCAGATGCGGTCATCAGCTTTATTAGCGGCGGTGTCAACTACCAGATACCGATAGCGAACTTTGAAAGTGAACTTGGTGTAACTGGAACTATTGTTCAGGATGGGGATGTAACTGGGGTTCCTGTGCTTGATACACAGGGATCTGTAAACAATATAAGAAACATTGAACCTGGTCCGGGTATTGCGGCATCTGTTTCACCGGATAACGGAATAACTATAGAGCATAACTTTCAAGTCGGCTCTGGCGGGGTTCCTGTGTTAACTGGGATAGCGGATGACAGCCCGATGATAGGCGATATAGTGGCGGGCGACAATATTACATTGACTGCTGTTGACGGTGGCGTGCAGATATCATGCGAAAAAACTCCAGTATTGCCTACGAATTACGTTATTGTTAACTCAATGGATGATTTTCCGGCTGCCGCTGCTGGTGTGCGTACATTGGTCGGGGACACTTACTATTACATTACAACAAATCTAAGCACATCAGATAGGTTTGATGTAAGCAACAATAACATAGCAATCAAGTCAGCTAATGATGTGCAGTTCTCTCAGATCACTTATTCCGGTGCTGGTGACATGTTCACTGGATCGAATGCCAACTTTACTATATCGTCATTGGGTTTAAATGCACCATCAGGTCGACTGTTTAACTTTACCGATACTGCTGGAGTATCTCTACTTAACATAAAGGATGTGACAGTACCAAGCTGCAATAAAATAGCGTTGATAGCTGGCGCATCATTCGGAGAAATAAGAGTATCAGGTTTTAATGTGACTGAAGCTGTAACGGATGGATTTGACTTTGGCACAACAACCATAAATAAATTCACGGTTAGAGATTCGACATTCAAGATATCAGCAGGGGCATTATTCAAGCTTGCAACAGCGGTATTTACTGATTTCAGATTGAATGGATTGAACGCAAACCTTAACGGTGTTGGTGTTTATCTTCTTTCGGGTGCAGCTTCTTCTGCTAATATCGCATCAGGATCCCTCGGCACTGTGCATAATGTCAAAACAACAGGGACAGGAACTCCTCTCAGTACGATTGCTGTAACTGATGTAAGGTGGCAATTCACAGCCAATAGCAAGATCCAGGACACAAGGCCAAGCGCAGTTGCTTCATTAACGTTAAATTCAACAAATACCACATTCTCGGCATCCAATACGCCAGTTATTGCGAATGGATCTACTGCATGGGTAGATGGCGGTAAATCTCATTTTACGATATCAACGTCAGGAAGGGTGGCTTATGTTGGAGAAAAGGATTTAAGCGCATCAGTAACAATAACAGCGTCAATACAGTCTGCTGGAGCCGCTAAAGATATCGTGGCATACATCGCCGTGAATGGTTCTATTGTCTCTGCCACTCATTGCCGGTCAACTGCTGGAACCACTCCAACGACATTTTCCATGTTATGGCATAGAGTCTTTGCTACTAATGATTATGTAGAATTATGGCTTGCAAATCTTGTGGATACGACAAGTATGCAAGTTTACGATGCTGTCATAAGGGTTTCTTAATGCCTATTACACCGCTACCGATTGCGAACGGGCACTATGTAAGTGATAGTTTACCGTTATCAGCGCAGCAGTGCGTTAATTGGTATCCAAACATTGAGAAGGTAACTCCTGTATTAAGTCAAGAATCGCTTATTGGCACACCAGGTATAAAGCAAGTTGCAACATCAGGAACCAATAACCAGCGCAATCGTGGTGCGTGGGTGATGGCTGGCGTTCCTTATTTTGTGAATGGAGGCTCATTATATAAGCTTGAATCGGACGGTGGAACGTTAACAAGTCTTGGTGCTATAAGCGGATCTGGGCGCGTATCAATGTCGGATAATGGGACACAATTGTGCATAGTTGTTCCTGGGTCTGCAAGCGTTGGATACATTTATGACGGTTCAACGTTAACACAGATATCTGATTCTGATTTCACGGCTAATGGCCAGCCTCAGTCTGTTGTGTTTATTGATGGATACTTCCTGTTTACTACCGACAGCAAGAAATTCATCATTTCGGCATTGAATGATGGATTGTCATATAACGCGCTAGACTTTGGAAGTAGTGAAGCGGACCCTGATAATATAGTTGCTCCTTTCGTGTTCAAGAATCAGCTTTATATATTCGGATCTCAAACAATCGAAGCATTCCAGAACATTGGTAGTGCGGATTTCCCATTTCAAAGAACGGGTTTATTCATTCAGAAGGGACTTAAAAGTCAATTCGGCATATCAAGTGCAAGTAGCTCATTTGTGTTTATCGGCGCAGGAAAGAATGAATCTCCCGCTATATGGGGACTTGAAGGTAATGACGTTGTAAAAATTTCTACTACAGCCATAGACTCATACTTGCAAACATTAACGGAAAGTGAGGTAGCAAACTGTTTCTCCTGGTCATACGCTCAAAAAGGCGCTTACTTCATAGGATTCTCTTTCCAAGACACATGCTTCGTATTTGATACTATATCTGGAAGATGGCACGAGAGAAAATCACGTATTAATAATGAGCCAGTATCCTATCGTGTATCGTCTATCGCCACAGCATACGGTAAGGTTTTAGTAGGCGACTCGCAAGATGGACGAATAGGTGCGCTTGATCCTTCGACATACAAAGAATATGATGATGCTCAGGTAAGGGTTGTATCTACTCAACCATTTCAAAACAATATGCAGCCGATATTCCTTCCTGAAATTGAATTGGTTGTGGAATCCGGTGTTGGTAATTCGGATGTATCAGAACCTTTGATTGCTCTCGAAATAAGCAAGGATGGCGGCAAAACATGGGGATATCAAAGAACCAGGAAAATAGGTAAGATCGGTGAATTCCATAAGCGTGCGATATGGAGAAAGAACGGCAGGGTATCAAGATTCTTTGTACTTAGATTTACATTGAGTGATGCTGTAAAACCTGTTATAATTCAACTGAATGCTAATGTATTGGGCGGTTAAATGCCACAAAATCAATCAAAGCTGAATTTCTCAAGCCCTCTTGTTAATCCTGACGGCACAGCTACTCAATACTTCCAAAGATTCCTTATTCAACTATCTCAAGGCATAGAGATAGTTTCCAGCGGCACACCAGAAGCAGTCATTGAAGCCCCTCAATACACAAAGTACATTGACGAAACAACCCCATCATCTCCGGTAATGTATGTAAAAATGCTTCCAGATATTGGTGGTGATCGCAAGAAAGGATGGGCGGTTGTATGATAGTAACTAAGCGTATATACAATAAAGAGCTAATTAAAAGCATAATCCAAACGAGTGAAATTTGGGATTGTGTTGCAGAAGACGGACAAGCTAAAGAGGATTTCGACCCAGATGTTGATAATGAGTGTTGGTTATTGATGAATAACGAAGATTCTATTGTGGCTCTATATAACCTACATGGTATTAATGGTGTCACAGTACAGATCCATGCTCACGTGATACCAGAATACAGAAAGGAATACAGCAAGCAAACCGGCAAAGCAGCGCTTGATTATATAATCGAGAACACTGGGTATTACAAGATAATAGCAGTAGTTCCGGTAATTTATAATAACGTTAAAAAGTTCTGTGAATCATTTGGATTTAAACAAGAGGGCGTAAACCGTTTAAGTTACCAAAAGAATGGCGAGATAATTGATCAATGGATGTTTGGTCTAACTAGATGCGAGTATCT